GTTCCTTATGACATAAACTTTCAACTCAACTGTTATGTTGAAAATATTGAAGATGGAACACATATTATTGAACAGATTCTACCATTCTTTACACCAGAGTTCACTGTTAGTCTGAAGAGTGTGACCGATCTTGGAATCAACATGGATCTTCCTGTTGTGTTGAATGCGATCAATTCAGAAGATAGTTATGAGTCTGGATTTGATGAACGCAGAGTTATTATTTGGACGCTTGACTTCACCATGAAGACACACTTGTTTGGTCCAGTTGACAATGGTGGACTTATCAACAAGATCATGGTCAACCTCTATCCAACAGTCAACGTGGCTGCTTCAGCAAATACCAACGAGCAAGTTTACATCACACCGGGTCAGTTTGCGAATGGTTTGGCAACTAATACCAGTTACTTGAGCGTACAACCCAATCTCATTTCGGCAAATAGTGATTATGGTATCTCCAGCAAGATATTCGGTGTCGGTCAAGACAAGAACGTCTATAAGTATTGGGATTTCAGAGGTGGGTTACATACATCTACCGTTGGATTTGGTCCGGGTGCTGGAACCACAGCATATGATGGATGGCATACTTATGAGTCGGAAGAGTTTGCTGAAAATGGTACTGTTGTATTAGAGGCGCATGATGGTCAACTAAGACAATATATAATAAAAACCGTTGAGGATGGTTCATATCAAGAGGAAGTATATCTTCAAATATATGCGAACACAAATCCAGATTATGTCTTTGACCAATTCTACGGAAAGAATTTTCAAGAGATTAGTGTTAGATTCAAAACAAAACAGGTAGTTGGAACTGGTGCGATATTCAACTATCGCGGGGTTCTTCGTTGGCTGACTACAGATAGCGCAGAGCAAAATTGGACAGAAGACGCATTGAGTGGTAGATATTTGGAGTCTTCTGATTCTGGTTATGTGTCATCTAATTACGACTCACTCTCTCAAGACTATAAGACTGTAACTTTTGATCTTTCGGGTCAGGATGATTGGAATAATCGAATTATTACTGCTTTGAGATTTGAATTGTTGAATGCTGCTGCTCCTAATGATACAGCAGCAATGTTTATTCAAACAGATATTGACTATATAAAGATAGCCGTCAAGGAATAGTGAGTTGTTATGGAAAATGAAGATGAAAACATGGAAGTCCTCCCTCCAGAGGAGAAATCTCTTGATGTGCGTCACGAACATCAAGACGAAGACTACGAATACGTTCGCAAAAACCTACAAGACATTATAGAGACTGGTGCTGTCGCACTACAAGGTATTGTCGAACTTGCCGAAAGTTCCGATCATCCTCGTGCCTATGAAGTTGTTGGTCAGATCATGCGTCAACTAGCAGAGACAAACAAAGACTTGATCGAGCTTCAAAAAGACATGAAGAAGATTAAGAACGAGGAGTCTGCCAAGAAGGTCACACAGAATGCCATCTTCATGGGATCAACTGCCGAACTTCAAAAGTTTCTGCGTGGTCAGGGGCTTGTTAGTCAAAAGATAAAGGATGCCAAACGCGATGAGTGAAGACGCAACCGCATACCTTGGTAATCCGAATCTCAAACCAGCCGGAACCAAGCACAACTTCACAAAAAATGAACTTGATGAGTATCTAAAGTGTTCGGAAGATCCTGAGTATTTTATTGAAAACTACATCAAGGTAGTCAGCGTTGACCTTGGTATCATTCCATTTGAACTGTACGATTTTCAACGCACGATGGTCAACACCATACACAATAATCGCTTTTCGATTTTCTGTACGCCTCGACAGGTTGGTAAGTCAACTACTGTCGTTTCATACTTTCTGTGGTATGTGTTATTCAACGAGGATGTGAACATTGCCATTCTTGCCAACAAAGGTTCACTTGCTCGTGACATTCTGAGTCGTCTTCAACTCGCATACGAAAATCTACCCAAGTTTCTTCAGCAGGGTGTGTTGATCTGGAACAAGGGTAACATCGAGCTTGAGAATGGTTCCAAGATTATTGCCTCATCCACTTCCAGTTCTGCCATTCGTGGTGGAACCTACAACATGATTCTGCTCGACGAGTTTGCGTTTGTTCCACCTAACATTGCCGATGAGTTCATGGCATCTGTCTATCCTACCATTTCATCGGGTAAGTCAACCAAGATTGTGGTGGTGTCCACACCTAACGGATTGAACCATTTCTACAAGATGTGGGAAGATGCCAATAGCGGAAAGAATAACTATGTTCCGGTAAGTGTTCATTGGAAAGATGTTCCGGGTCGAGATGACGAATGGAAAGAAGAAACCATTCGCAACATCGGAAGAGAGCGATGGGCACAGGAGTTTGAAGGAGAGTTCGTAGGTGGAACCAACACACTCATCAATGCTTCTTATCTCAAGAATCTTGTGTTTAAGAATCCGATTGAACAAAAGGGTGGCATTGACATATACGAACAACCAAAAGAAGATCATGTGTATGCCATTGGTGTAGATGTTTCTCGTGGTGAGAACCTTGACTACTCGGCATTCTCTGTCTTTGATGCCACCAAGTTTCCATACAGACACGTTGCCAAATATAGAAGTTCCTCTATATCACCACTACTATATCCAAGTATTATTCAATCAACTGCCAAACAATATAATGATGCCTATGTATTAGTGGAGACAAATGGTATTGGTCAACAGGTGGCAGATATTCTACATGGCGAGATGGAGTATGAGAACCTTGTGTTGATTACGTCAAAGGGGCGTGCGGGTCAGGTGTTTGATGGTGGATTTGGAAAAGGTTCAACACAGCTTGGTATCACCATGTCCAAGAAGGTGAAGCAGGTTGGATGTTCGACACTGAAGGATTTGATTGAAAATGAAAAGCTCATCACGAATGACTTTGATACCATATCCGAGATGAGTTCGTTCGTTTCAAAGGGTCAGTCTTATGAAGCTGATGTTGGTTGCCATGATGATCTTGTTATGTCCATGTTGTTATTTGCGTGGTTGACTTCACAACCACACTTCAAAGACATAACAGATATGGATCTGAGAAGACGGTTACTTGATGAGAAAATGCAGGCACTTGAAGACGAGTTGCTACCCTTTGGGTTCATCAGTAATGATGAGGAAACGAGCTTTACAGACGCAGAGGGGCAAGAATGGTTCTATGTGAATAGGCAATGAAAAACTCCTTTTTTATAAATATCAAAGAATAAGTTTATGGATGCTTGATATTATTATATGCAATAGTTCCCTATAAGGAGAAAACACATGCCTTTTCAAGTTTCACCCGGAGTCAACGTATCTGAAATTGATTTGACGACTGCGATCCCTGCCGTTTCAACAAGTGTAGGTGCCTTTGCTGGTTCTTTCCAGTGGGGTCCAGCAGAGGTCGCTAGACTCGTGACTTCAGAAGTTGATCTCGTAAATCAGTTTTACAAGCCAAATTCCAACACAGCACAAGACTTTTTCACCGCAGCGAACTTCCTTGCGTATTCAAATGCGCTGAGGCTTGTTCGTATTGCTGGTACAAATGCTAAGAACGCTTCTGACAATGCTGTTGGAGCAGTTCTTATCAAAAATGATGAACACTGGGATGGTACTGTTTCATCTTCGGTAGCAAACACTTTCTATGCCAAATATCCCGGCGCTTTAGGAAATGAAATTAGAGTTGAACTATGCGATACTGCTGGTTTTACGGCTGAAGCGACTGGTTTTGCGAACTGGTATGTAAACACATACTTTGATGCTGCTCCTACGACTTCAGTATGGGTTTCTGATCGTGGTGGATCAAATGACGAACTTCATGTTGCGATTATTGACTCACCAACGGGTCATTTCTCTGGAACAGCAAATGCCGTTCTCGAAATCTACCCATTCTTGTCCAAGGCGAACGATGCCAGAAACTCTTCGGGTGATCTGATTCACTGGAAGACATACATCAACAACAACTCTGAGTATATCAGAGTTGGAGATGAAACCACATCTAAAACTGGTGCTAACTATGGATCAGATTCAACAACCGCCTTTGCAAATACACCTAATGGTGTTACTTCATTGAAACTCGCTGGTGGTTCAGATGGAGTCCCAGTAGCGGGAGACTACACAACTGCTTACAACATTTTCGCTGATGCGGATCAAGAAGATGTTGGTCTAATCATGGCAGGTAGTGGTGGCGATCATATTGACAATGAGGGTACACAAGTGACTGTTATCAATCATGTAATTGATCTTGCCACAACTCGTAAGGATTGTGTGGCATTCTATTCACCCCATTATTCGGATGTTGATTCTTCCGTGGCTTCTACAAATCTGTCTGAAGTAAAAACCTTCCGAGAATCAGATACAAATCGAAACACTTCCTATGCTTTCATGGATAGCGGCTGGAAGTATCAATACGATAAGTATAGCGATGTTTATCGCTGGATTCCTTTGAATGGTGACATTGCGGGTCTTGTTGCTCGAACAGACAACACTCGCGATGCTTGGTTCAGTCCTGCTGGATACAACCGAGGTCAGATCAAGAACATTGTCAGATTGGCATACAACCCATCAAAGGCACATCGTGATGCGCTTTATCAGAAGCAGATCAATCCTGTTGTGAGCTTCCCCGGACAAGGTACAATCCTGTTTGGTGACAAGACTTCACAAACACGACCAAGTGCTTTTGATCGTATCAACGTGCGACGACTGTTCATTGTTCTTGAGAAGGCAATCTCAACAGCAGCGAAATACTCACTCTTTGAGTTCAACGATGCGTTCACACGAGCGATGTTCCGAAACATGGTTGAGCCATTCCTTCGCGATGTTCAAGGTCGAAGAGGAATCAACGACTTCAGAGTGGTATGTGACGAAACTAACAACCCCGGAAGCGTGATTGATCGAAACGAGTTTGTTGGAGACATCTACATCAAACCAGTTCGATCCATCAACTTCATCCAACTAAACTTTGTTGCGGTTTCAACAGGTGTTGACTTCAACGAAGTTGTTGGACAATTCTAAGGTTATCGTATAAATAGAATTAGGATAAACAAGGAGAAAACTAATGCCTTTTTCAATTAACAACTTTAGAGCGCAGCTTCAAGGTCAAGGCGCTCGTCCTAATCTGTTTGAAGTGACGGTTCCATTTCCGGGTGCGGTCAATCCGGGTGAAGCTGGACAGAAGATGACCTTCATGTGTAAAGGAGCGCAGATTCCGAGTGCTGATCTTGGAATGGTTACGGTTCCTTACTTTGGTCGTCAGATCAAGTTGGCAGGAAACCGAACCTTTGCCGAGTGGACAACAACAGTCATCAACGACGAAGACTTTGCTGTTCATGCTGGACTAACAAACTGGATGAGTGCCATCAACTCACATGGTGGAAACGAGAAGCTGATAAATGGAGCAGACTATCAAGTTGATGCTCAGGTTACACACTATAAAAAGACTGGTGAAGTTGCCAAGGTAGTCACTCTAGTCAACTGCTGGCCTTCATCGGTTGCTGCGATTGACCTCGCATGGGATACAAACGATGCACTAGAAGAGTTCTCAGTCACATGGCAGTATGATTACTGGCAGATCGTTGATAATTTGACGCAAACCAACTAGATAACCACTTTCTGAGAGCATACATAGTATACAACTTTCAGAAAGGTATACACTATGGCAAAGTTCAAAATACTAGGATTTGAGATAGGTAAAGATGAAGAGAAGGTGCCTGAAGATAGGCTTCAGGCATTTTCTTTGCCTGAAAACTCAGATGCCTCACTTGAGTTACAAGGACCGAATGTAACAGGTGGTGCGTATGGAACCTATCTCGACCTTGAGGGAACAGTCAAGAACGAAGTCGAACTAATCACTCGCTATCGTGAAATGGCAATGAATCCTGAAGTTGAACTTGCCATTGACGACATCATCAACGAAGCTGTCATCACAGAGCATGGTCAGGCTCCGGTTTCAATCTCACTTGGAAACGCAGACATTCCAGAGAAAGTCAAGAAGCAGATTCTCGAAGAGTTCGACGAGATTCTGCGTCTTCTTGCTTTCAATGAGTATGCCTATGATATTTTCAAGAAGTGGTATGTTGACGGAAGACTATACTACCATGTTATGATTGATGTTCAGAATCCAAAGGAAGGAATCAAAGAACTTCGCTCAATCGACCCACGAAAGATCAAAAAGGTAAGAGAAACAAAAGGTCAGAAACTAACAGGTGACAAGTTGTCTGCTCTTCCAAAGAACACCACCGAGTATTACCTATACTATCCCGGTGGAATCTCGAATCGTGTTGGTGGATTGGGTGGACCTAACACACAGAAAGCACTCAAAATCGCAAAAGACTCGATTTCACACATTCACTCCGGCATTCTTGACGCTGGCAACAAAATGATTCTTGGCAATCTACATAAAGCAATCAAGCCAATGAATCAGCTCAAGATGCTGGAAGATGCGACAGTTATCTATCGTATCTCTCGCGCTCCCGAAAGAAGAATCTTCTATGTTGACGTTGGCAATCTACCCAAGGTCAAGGCAGAACAATATCTTTCCGGTATCATGTCCAAGTTTAAAAATAAAGTGGTCTATGATACCGACACCGGGGAGGTCCGAGATGATCGGAGGCATATGTCGATGCTTGAGGATTTCTGGCTCCCACGAAGAGAAGGTGGTAGAGGAACAGAGATTACCACCCTCCCCGGTGGCACTAACTTAGGTGAGATTGAAGACATCATCTATTTCAAGAAGAAACTATACAAAGCGTTAGGCGTTCCAGTTTCTCGTCTTGAACCAGAAGGTTCATTCAGTCTTGGTCGAGCAACAGAAATCACAAGAGACGAAGTGAAGTTTGGAAAGTTCGTTAATCGTTTGCGTTATCGGTTTAGCAATCTTTTTGATGATCTACTCGAAAAGCAACTAACACTCAAGGGTATTCTGTCAAAAGAAGACTGGAATGTTC